GTCATGCCCTGATCAAGCCGGCCGCCGGGAATGAACCGTACGGCAGCGGGTTATTGGCGCCGAAGCGAAGCTTGCAACTGGTGAGCCGCCCGCCACACTTGTCCTTGGCAGCATCGGTCACAATGATGTCGTTCTCGTCCGCCACAGGTGGGCCGTTGTACCCGCAGTACGGCCCGCGATATCCACCACAGGACAACCACCAGCACACGTTGGCCACGATCTGACGCCTGGGTAACTGCACGCCGGCGAAATCCAGCGCAGAAGCCAACTCGAACTGCACGACCTCGTTGTCTTCGGATGACTTGCGCTCCACATACCAGATGTCGGGCGGCAGCTCTTCTTCTGGATCTGCCTCGGGCTGCCCATCCAGGTACTTGCCCAGCGTCCGGTGCCGAATAAGCTTGGCTCCCACCAGGTCCTCGAAGTACAGCACCAGGGCCGTGATAAAGCCGCCGACGTTACCCACTGACAGCGTGGGGGTCGGCTGGGCGCCCTGCCCGGTCATCTCGAATCCACCAGCCTTGATTGGCCAGGGCGAGTACTCCATGCCCTGCCAGAAGATCGAAGACTGTTGCGGGTATCCGTGGAATCGGTAGAGCTCTGCACCGAGCGACGTGGCATCAAGCTCGAAAAGCTCAACCCACGCGCCCGGCTCCAGTGTCTGGATGTCGGCCGTAATTGGCATTGGGTTTCCTCAGGCAAAAATAAACCCGCTCGAGGGCGGGTGACTGGCTTCGGTGCGCCTCAGGCGTGGGCGGCTATGGATAGCCTGGCGATGGTCGCCCGTGCGGCAGTGCGCGCAGCCTTGATCTCGTCCGGAATGGGAGTTCCGTCCTCAAGCAGAGCGAAGGAGTGCCAGTTGGTTTCCTCCAGGTAAGCGCGCGCCTGGCCCAGATCAAGCTGATCCGTTACGTCCTGGGCGGTCTTCACCGGCTCAAGTCTCGATAGATCCACCATCTTCAGGCGCCTCCAATGCTCAGCTGATTGGACGACTTCAGGAACCATAACTTTGGGAGGTGATGTGTCTGGGAATTTCACCAGGCCACTGCGCGCGTCCAGGATAATTGGCTCAGCCGGGTTCCGGTATTCCTCAGGGCTGTCCCATGCCACAGGGAGGCGCAGAGTGAAGTGCAGGGTTTTCCCGATCCGCTCCACATAGTCAGTCTCCACAAAGAACTTGTTTCCGACCGCACTGCCAGGCAATCGAAACCCATCAGGTATACCAGAAAGGTCAATGGCCTCCCCGTTAATAGTAATTACATCACCATTAACAAAAGCCTCAAGCGGCCAGCCTACAAGATCGGCCCAAAGTTTAATTTTCATTACTTCCACCGCCCTTTTAGGCTGATTTTCGTGAGGAATTGTTGTGCAACTGCTGCTCCATTTCTTACCCCGAAGGCTAGGACCGTTGCAGATTGGAAGTATGTATATACAACTCCGTAGCAATCAACGTTTCCTGCGGGCTGTACTTGTACGTTTGGAAAGATATCCCCTACAAACCCCGACGGAATTGGGGTGGTAAGTGTTGAGATTGTATTTACGGCAACGCTTGCGGTGTTACCAATGCTTGCGGTGGCAAACATATCCCCATTTAAATACTTACTTATTGCCCAACCACTTACAACCGTCGACGACATTAAACCACCAGCCATCTGCGGATCTAAAACTGCATTGTCGCCCGTATAGGTTTTTGCCCAAGGCGCTGGAGAACCGTTGTTTATGGTTCTTTGATATGTCTGCCCGGGCGTATTGAGATCCCATACAGTTTGCAGGGAGTATGTATCATAAACTTTTTGGACGCTTACCCCCCAAAATCCGTTATATGGTGCCCCTGCATATGAGTTATCAATGAAGTATTGGCCGTTTGCAACAGTTCCATTATTCAGGGTGCTCCCTGGAAATGCTACTGATGTTCCGCCAACTCCCATCCACCCAGGCGTTACCAGTCGACCAGGCGTAGTGTCTGTGGTGCTGGTTACTGGAACCAGCGCAAGTTCAGCCTGCATTCCTGCCGTGTCCGTGCGCGCAAGCAATGCACGAGCCTTGGCGGTGAACGTTGTGAGAGCAGCCGATGCAGTCCCATTGAAGTAGGCGATTGTGTCAGCAGCAGGGGCAAGAGCGCCCAATGCGGTCAATGCCACACCAAGGTTTTGGTTAATTGGCCGCCAGTTTGCCAGGACGGTAGGCACATCCGTGGTTAGGACGTACCACTGGCCATTCTGGTCCGTACGGATAGCCGCGTCACCACGCTCAGCGGTCAGGGCAAGCATTGCAGCCTGGCTGGCTACGGTGAACACCTCGTTTACCGCCAGGGGGGGAAGTTGACTAACGGGAAGCTTCCCATCTGCCCCCAGGGTGGCCACCCCGCCAGCTACCCCCTTTTGACTGCTAGGGATAGCGGCGTCGGCCTTCTCTTGTGCCGCAGCCGTGCGCAGGTCGAGTTCCGCGAAATTGGCATTGATTACCTGACCGCCCGAACGGAGACTCTGACCATTGCCATCGTTAGCCGCGGCGCCCAGGTTGAGTGGTGTGATGGTCATGGGTGAAATGCCTGCTCGAAGGTTGCTGTCAGGGTGTAGACGTTCCCACCCATGTTCCTGGATTGATATTCTTTGCACTTGAAGAGAAGGGCCTCACCGAAAGGCTCGGTCCAACTGAAAGGTGTGGCGCCCTTTTGCCCATCAAGGAAATCCTTGATGGCTTTAATTCTGGCTTTCGGCCCGGTAAAGGTCAGCGGCCAGGATTCCGACTTGTTGTTGATCCCGTCCTCGGCCGTCTGCTCGTATCCTTCGCCGAACTTGGCCGACTTCACGCGAAACGTCGTGGTGCCAACGGGCTCCTTGTCTGGAGTCCATGTGAAGGTTTCCGTTGCCATACGGCTCCCCAGAAAAAGTAACCCCGCCGAAGCGGGGATTGGTTATCGACCGTTGATAGCTGCCCATATTTGGCCGCCTGGCCTTAGGTCTCTGGCGATTTGCTCCTGAGCTCCTTGTTTCGCGGCCTTGGCGTAGGCCTGGGCCACAGCCTGGCTCTGTGCTTCATCAGGCGCTCCGCTGCTTTGTCCCTCCGGCACCGAGAAGTTTTGCTGAATGACCACTTCGGTGCTGGATCCCTGTCCTCCACCAATGGCCATAACGCCCAGCTTGCCGCCAGCAGTCCGGGTCAGCGGCATGATCGCCTCCTCTCCAGCCTCGCCCATCACTCCGGTCTTCCCATTGGCCATACCGAACGCCGTGGGCTTGCTGACGATGGAGTTGGTGAAGGCACCGCCGTCGGCGAACATCTGCACGCCGCTCGACCACGCGCCGCCCAATGCCTGCGGAAAGTAGGTGCTGGAGTAGCCAGCAGAAGAAGCGCCGAGATTCGACGAGGCAGCGCCGGCAGAACCTGCAGCCATACCGTTACCCGTACCTCCACCGAAGTACGCACTTGCCGCCGAGGCGGCGAACCCAAACAGTGAGCTCAGCGCAGATGATGCCGCCTGCCTAGCAGCGATTCGTGCCATGTCAGCGATGATCGACTTGGCGAAGTCCGCAAACGACAGCTTGCCGGTCAGGGCGAAGTTGACGATGGCGTCTTCCATGGAACTGAAAGCGTTGCCGAACAGTGTCTTCGTCTGCCCTGCAACATCCTTGGCGGAGTTCAGGTAGTTGTCCCAGGCCGCGGTCGCGCCGTTGGTCCAGTCGCCCTGAGCATTCTCCACATCCGCGTAGTTCTGCCGGATCTGGTCGGTTGCCTTCTTGTTCGCATCGGCGAGTGCCTGCGACTTGCGAGCGAACTCTTCCTCCGACATGTTGCGCGACGGGTCGGAACGCTGGTTTTCCAACTCCAGCGCCTGCTGAGCGAATCGATCCTGCTGGCTATTCAGCTCCCCGTTGAGGGCGTTCTGGCGATCTCCCTGACCGACGACCAGCACCGCACGCTGCCCGGCAAGCTCCAGGGCACGCTGTTGCTGCCCAAGCGCCTGTACGTAAGAGCTGATGGCCCGTTCCTGCTTGGCGAGTCGCCCGGCTTCGTTGGTCGCCAATACTTCAAGCTGGCTGTCCGCGTCTTTCTGCGCCTTGACCATCCCTGCGCGTGCGTCAGCGATTTTCTGGTCCAACTGGATGCTTTGCGCGGCTGACGTTGTCTTCTTGCCCTTGGCGGCTTCCAGCGCGGAAATCTCGGCCTCGTAGGCTGCCGTGATCTGGTCGAGTTGGTTGCCGATCAGCGCCTGGCGCCGCAGCAGATAGTCTTCCTCAGACAGCAGGCCGGCCTTCTGCGCCGCTTCCAGTTCCTTCTGGTAGTTCTTGTAGGTGTCGGTGATGGCCGCCAGGTCGTTCTTGGCGCTGTTGAAGCTGGTCAGGTCGACCTGCGTGCCGGGCGCTTTTGAGTCTTTGAACTTGTCGTTAATGTTCGAGATGTTTTTATCGACCGTAGCCTGGGCCAGGCGCGGGTCATTCGGCGAAACCGTGCGGATATCGTCGAGTTGTTTTTTGTAATCCTTGAGTGCTTCGGTGCGCTTTTGCTCATTGGTCCATGAGGATTTGGTGAGTGCGTCCACCTTCTGCATCGAGGTAATAGCGGACTGCTGCGCCTTGGCACGCTCGCCTTCCTGCTTGGCGATGTCGGCTTCGGCGTCGCGCTGATCTTCCAGCATGTTCAGTTGATTGGTGTAGTAATCAACCATCACCTGTTTGTTTTGGAAGGCGCCAACATTGCCCGCCTGAGCGCTCGCGAGATCGCGCCGCGCCTGTTCGATATCGGCTCCGATGTCCGGGCGCCCGATGTTCTTGAGGTTATCGGCGGCACGCGCCACGGCGTTGTAGCCGCGCTCCCAGAAACTGAGGTTCTCCAATATCTTCGGCGTGCGCTCGTTGATCGCGTCGGCATATTGTTCGGTCGCCAGCTTTACCGCGCCTGCATGGTCGCCCTGCTCTTCCAGCGCGATGATCTGCGAGTAAACCGAAGCCGTCAGGTAGTGGTACTGCTCGTTCAGCGCTGCGGACGCCTTCACTGGGTCGTCGGCCAGCTTCACAAACTCCGCGACCGTCTCGCTGACCGCCTTGCCGGTGGCTTCCTGCATAGACACGGCGGCCTGGGTGATCCCGGTGAAGCTCTCGCCGGCGATCTTGCCGTTGTCTGCCAGCATCGCCAGAACTGCGGCGGCCTGGCCGGTGGTGCCAACAGTTGCGCTTACCTGGCGCGCCATGTCGCCCAACTGCCCAGCGCTCACACCGGCGTATTTGCCGGTGAGGATCAGTGACTTGTTGTAACTGTCCTGCTCTTCGCTGCCCTTGTAGTAGGCGACTGCCAGGCCGCCCACAGCAGCGGTAGCCAATGCCAGCGGCGCCAGTATGGCAAGAAGCCCAGCAGCACCTGCGCCAGCACCGGCGCCCAACTGAGCCACTGCGCGTACGCCGCTGCCCCAGTCACCCGACGACAGCGCATTGCCGAGCTGAACGACGTTTTCCTGAGCCTGCCGTGTGCCGAGGCGCAGCTTGTCGAAACCGGTGGTGGTTTTTTCGAGCTTGGCGTAATCCTTGTCTATCTTGCCCAGGGCGCTGTTGTATTGCTCCTGGCTAATGCGCCCTTCGTCGAGGTGCTTGCCGAGTTGCTCG